CAGGATTATGAAACATGGAGTCAAGACCAAACATTCGAGATAAGCTCTCTTGTTTGTCTTTTACAGAAACAATAATATCATTAAGATTATCAATAGCCATTTGAGCAGTGGCAATAACACTTTCAGAAGAATTTAATAAATGAGGAAATTGTCTAACAGTCTGATCAACACAATTACTAAATTTAGTAGAGGAGGTATGTAGTGAATCAAGAACAGCAGTGGCTTTAGAACCTTCAATAACAGTGGCAAGACTTGTGCCAGTTCCAGGGAAAACATAATTAGAAGCAGCATATGCAAGATTTTTTGACACTTCCTTAACAAAATTTCCAACTTGAAAATCGAATTGAACATCTAATTTTTTATCTAAAGATTGTTTACGCAATTTTTGCCAGGCTTTTTTGTTTTGCTTAACTTGAAATTTTTCAGTTTTAGTTCTAATAAGTAATTTACTTTGACGTTTGTCAACTTTCTTTGAACGGTTAGTAATAGGGGGGTAAACAACAGGTCCAGGGTTGGATTCAATTCCGAATTGGGTTAAATCAGGAATCCAGCCTTCATAAGGAGGGATCATATTATTTACAAGATCTTGGTATTTTACATATTTCTGACAGATGACATGTGCCAAATTAGCGCTAGCAATGAGCTTAGCATCTTTTTTGTTGGGAGCAGTAGCGGAAATAGAATATCCAAGAAGAGAGATTTGCACAGTAAATTGTGGTGAATGTGCAGAGCCAGTATTGGTCCATGTGTAAGAAGGGGCTTTTGCTTCTTTGACAACAATTTCATTAACAACCATCATAGAATTTTGGCGAATAGAAGTGCGATCCTTTGCAGGGGCAATGTCATTCGTCAAAACTCCAATAAGATTTCGTTTTTGAAGTGAAGTCAACAAGGGAATAAGGCTTTTTATTTGGTCGAAGACTTTTTCGGTGTCTTCATCACTTAAAAGTGATACGTCAGTTAATGACGAGTTTAAAGAATCAATAGGATCCATTATAATAACCTGTACCGATGATAACGGTTAGAATAATAGAGATTGATTA